CACTGAGCAATACGAGTGTACTTGCTAAGACCAATGAGCTTTTGAGCGGCAATAATCCCAATATAAGCAACGCCACTAACAGGCTGGTGATGATGTGAACACATACTACGAAGCTCACTACGTACCACCAACATGCCTTCATATCGATCTTCGCTATCATTTGGGAAAGCTGTTGCATCAGGGGCTGCTTCATATCTACCTGCCATTATTTCATTGAAGTACATTTTTGCCAACCGGCGAGCAGTACCTTTGCTGTTTGGATCATTTTCACGATCGATGAGTAGTGCATCGAGTACACCTTCGAACGCTACTGTAGCTTCGTCGATAAGATAGTTCTTGTCAAAGTCGTCTTTAACATATTCGCTGATATTATCACCAGCCCAGAACCTCTTACCATCTTTCTTCATGTTATCGCGAATAACTTGCGATAGATTTTTACTGTTATCCAATTATTGTTCTCCGAGTTAATGTCGTGGATGACATTGTATTATTATTTTAACTTCTTTAGAAGTTCATTGCAACTAAAAAAGTGCTCTTTCAGTACATCAACTTGTTTATTTAGGCTAGGTAAGCGAGTATGATAATTATCCATATGTTGGATTATGACCCTACACAAGTCTGGACGATAGACATTATACGCATCAAAGCTTTCTGTCCACTTGCTAGGATACTTAAATGTATCAAGCGCCATTTCGCTGTAGCTGAGTCTATCTGGAACTAACGGGATAGCATCTACAATTGCACCTTCATACCAGCTAATGCCTAATGTTTCTTGCAAGTTTGCACTAAACACCATTTTAGCCTGACCCAACAAGTTGTGATATTCGTTCTTTGTTAATTGTTGCTCTTGACAGATAACAAATTCATATTGTGGAAGATGCTCTTTAAGATCGCGGAAGATCTCAACTTGCTTCTCTGGTGCAATACGATGTGGGAACAAGATAAGATCACGCTTAGGCATGTTCTTATACATTAGCAAAGTGTCTTGCATATATTCCATTGGCCAGCCTGTACGTACAACTTTGTTAGTTTCCATAGCACGGAAATGTTCTGTAGGCCCTTGTGTATCAAACAAGTTTTTAAAGAACATATCGATATGGAATTCAGTAGCAAAGTAGTTATGGTCAAATGAATGATAATAACTTTTCTCTGCGTGACGTACCCAAGGCTTATTACCAACAAGACGACCTAAGAAGTCTTGTGGATCATAACTGCCAGCATGCCATAAGCCGTGTGTAGTCACTGGAATGCCAAGCAGTTCGCTCATGTACTTTAAGTTGATGATGCCAGGGTGCCAAGCATCAGTAAAAATAAAGTGATCGCCGGGATGAACGGCTCCGTCACAAAATAGACGGCCCATCTGCTCAACTTGTGCAGCCTTGTATATATTGGTGCCACCAAAATTAAGAAAGGCGCCAGGAGTAGTGGCACTAGGAATATCCGTAGGGCCAGAGATAACTTGAACATGATGTCCTTCCTTTTTAAGAAGTGCAGGAAAGTGGGATTTCCACTCTCCTGTATATCTAGTTTCTACTGCTTCGAGATCAACGAGAAAAATTCTGCTCATTGCGCTTACCATTGTTATCCCAGCGTGGATTCTTACCCAAGTATGGACGACGTGGACGACGGCTAGCTAGGAATGCACCGTAGTTTACTGATTCTCGTTTATAGAGGTCAGCAGGGTTATAGTCACGCAACTCAATACGACAAAAATCGTAGTAAGCTTCGAGATCATCAAAAATCCGAACAACGTCGGGACGATTTTCAAAATAGGAATAATCCTTGTAATTACGAGCCATGATTAGCTTTTCCTTAGTACTTAATAAATGAACCATTTTCTCCGTCTTCGGAGACCTCAATCCAAACCTCACGGTTAGGATACTTTTGTGAAATCATGTCATATAAATCTCCTGACATCATTTCGCAACTCTTAAAGTCTAAACTTAGTGTAGCATCTTTATAAAGATTTTCCAACCAACGTTTAAACTGAATAAACTCAATATCGCGATCATCGTGCGTGACACCAATCCAAACTTTAAAGTGGAAGATGTGACGATGCGGATAGCCTAGGAAACTAACATCATATTCATCACCTGTTGCAAGTGCTGGATCTGTTAGTGCGGCTGGATATTTGTGCATACCTTCCTTGCGGAAAGTGACCCAAATCATTTTGTTAGGGCGCACGTCTTGTCTAATACTTGTCATTTCATTAAACCTTCGCATAGCGTTTTAATATCTTCTTTAGTCATAAAGAAGTTGTATGTGCTAGTATGCGCTACTTTGCCGTCTTTGTCAAGACTTTCTTGAATAAAGTCTAAATTAGTTAATCCTTTTGGACTAACGACTTCCCAAGAGCGAACACGCATACGAAATGCATTGCTTTCCTTAACTGTGAATTCTTTCACATCTAAACTTTCGTGAATCATCGTAGACTCTCCATTGTAATAATTTTACCTAACTCTTCGCCAAGATCTTTGTCATCTGTAATGACATACAGCTTGTTTCTATTTCTATCAGTGTTTTCGTCGTAGACTTTAGTTTCGACAACGAACCCGCCACTAGCTTTATACAATTGAAATCGCATGCCATTGCTGTTAAGAGAAGTATCCATTTCAGCATCCATAGTAGCGTACATTTCTTCCTTATCGTCTTTTAGCCAATTAATAATACGCTGCTTAAAGGTTAGTTTTTTCATTGTAGTATCTTTATAAGAAGGGCGAGCTCGCTTTATGCTAGAGAGACCACCCGCTAGTGTTCCGTACTTACTCATTTGATAATTGTATCCTTACCGTATTCATCCCAGCAGGTAAATGTTTCTCTACCTGTCAAGTCGTGTAAACTGTGGGTCCATACGCCTGGATTTGTTGCTTTAAAGTCTTTATCGTCAATCTTGATCATTGTGTTATAGTTCCACAATTTAAGATAAGGAATAGGCACACGAATCTGCGGAATAAAATGATCATGCTCATTTAATCCACCGTCGTTAAATTCTTCAACAGCACTTAGTGGAATATCTAAACTGCACCATACACCTAGTTCTAAGAAGTGTGTGATCATATCTTCCCAAGCTCGCCATTCGGCAGGAGTCTTTGGGTTGAAACTGTGATTAGCACCAAAGAAGATATGTGTAATACCTGCAGGATGATTGTCAAATGCCCAATGAATGTCTTCTACAGAATGTAGCCCTGTCACAAACAATGTGAATTGTCCATACGCAGGTGTATGCTCTACTTCGTATCCTGTAAAAAACACAACGCTATCTGACTGACCTGTATCGTAATCTCGTTTCATAGTTCAAGCCCATACTTTCTTTCTTGTTCTTCAATACGAGCATTACGCTCTGCTTCGTGCTTGTCGCATAATGTGCGAATCCAGCCACCACTTCTACGCTTACCCGGTGCACCGCAGTCTTCACATGCCGTGCCTGCCCACGATTCGGCCATACGTACCATGCCACTGATATGATCATCGCCGCCTTGATAGTAAAAGCGCAAGCCGCCAAACTTTTCTTTAATTTGTTGTACTACTACCTGTTCAACGGCATCTGGTATCTTCTGCTCGTGAGGATTATCTTTAAGTAGTGCTTCGCGAGTATTGTTTCGCCATTTTGTATAGGAGTCAATTTGACCGCATAGTGATTCAAGGATCGGCCACCATCCTTCGCCAACTGCGAAACCGCCGTATGGCTGAGTAAACATACTAGGATACTTCTCTTCCATTTGCTTTGCAAATGCTTCGTACTTTTCCATTACCATGTATCCACATCGGTATTGTCAATCTTAACCTCTTTATTAAAAAGATCAAAACTGACAGTAGTTGTAGGGCCTATCCCGCTTTCATTTGTTTCTTTAATTACAAATTGGTTAATCTCTTTAAAGTGATCAGCAATTTGAGCTAACGTCTCAATTTGTTTACGGGATAGGATTATTTTCGTCATGTATTAATTATAACATCAAATCAATGATATAGCAAGATCAATCGGCTACTAGTTTATCCAATTGATCGTCTTCTCTATCTTCTTCCCAATGCTCTTCGTCGTCTTCGGCAAACAAGCGATGGAATTCGTTAGTGACGCCGCCACGTAGTCGAGCACCGGCCAAGCTAATCAAGAAGTCGTTTGCTTCGTCGATCATGCTAAATGCTTCTTCTCTAGTCTTGCATTGGAACAAGTCTTTTACAAAACTATCCAAATACAATACGTTGCGTGGAACCCAATCACTGTACTCGTCGCTAGCAATGTCCTTCGACTTCAACGGCTTCCAATCTCTCCAGGTGTTTTTAAACTTAGCAAGTTCGATATCCATTAAGTTGCAAGCACGTTGAACAGCACGAATGTGACATTCTACGTTATGGCCCATCATTAGAGCGTAGGCAAAACTGTCCCAAGAAGTTTTACCTTCTTTGCCAATCTTGTTTAACATGCCCGGAGCATAATGACAGATGTCACCAATAGTCAATCGACGACCGAAGTCACTTTCGAATGGGAACGGAATATCATGCTTACCGGCAAGTGCTTTGTTATCGGGAGCCTTGTCCATAATAACTGACCAACGCTTGTTAGTATGTTGTGCATTTGTGTACACAAGTCCGTGAGCAGTAGCAATGAACGGCGATGCACAGTCGAAGCTAATTGTAAAGTTAGGGTTAACTGTCTTACGAACTTCACGTTGAATACTAGTTAAGAAACAAGCCCAGTCTAACTGTGCAGTGCCCAAGAAGTGCATCCAGTCTTTGCCTTCCAGCAAGCCATCAAACTTCAAGGTAATCAAACGCTTTAAGGTAATAGGCATCTTGCACATGTTTGCACCACCCATCGCCCATCCTTCAGCTTCACGACCTGCGTACTTGCCTTTAGGATCACTAAACTCTTTAACACCTTGGTACCATGCTTCTGCACTATCCCAGTCACTACCTTGTAGCACGTTAAGCCACTTAGTTTGACCTAGTCTATTCATCAAGAAATAGTCGTTGTTAAAGCGTGTCTTTTCTAAACAGTCATCAAATGTCTTCAAGCCAGTCTTTGGACTATGAATGTGATCACATGCCCAGGTTGGAACGTCCAGCATCATTGACCAATCCGCTGTCAGTTCTAGCCATTCTAAAATACTTTGACGTGTTTTAGTTGCGCTAGGACCTTCGAAGTTTAACCAATCAAACTTAAGAACGCCTTTACCGATCTGGTATCCGCCTGAGTCTCCTAAAATCATTGTGTTAGGACGATCACGTTGTTGGATCATTGACTCTTGCGTTAGACTCTTGTTTAAGTCTAGTTGTGCGTGACCTGCTGAATACAAACCGTACTTGTAAGTAAAGTAGCCTTCGTCTGCATTTAAGAAGTTCATGCCTTCAATTCCGCGATCAAAGCCCGCAGGAATACGATCTTTAGGAATAAATTCCTCTAATCGTTGTTTAGCAATGTAAGTGCTATAGAAAGAACTGATCGCAGGTAGGTATACTGCGTAGTCCTTTTGTAATGGTGTTAAGTTAACTTGTTGTTTGCTCATATTCTCTCGCTAGTTTAGCTGTTATGTTTAATTGTTGTTTTGCCTTTTCTACATTCTCTAACGCAATCTTTACAGCTTGGTTTTTCTCTGCTAATGCTTTCCAGGCAAACTCTTCATCACGCTTCTGTCTTGCCCAATCAAGCAACGACTCGGCTTCACCATTTAATCCTACAGTAGCATAGTCCATAGCAATCGTGACCCAATTGTTGCCGTCAAATACTTCCATACATTGGTTGGATGTATTGTAGCGCATATTGCCAACACCTTGTAAACCAGAATAACTGTTTACATAGGTGCTGGAACCACCACCGGAGACTTGAACATAACGCCCAGAAGAAGTGATGTTCTTAATCATATTTAGGCAGCTTGCGCAGGAATGATATATTTGTAAGTAGCAAGTCCGCTATCTAGAGTAATCTGAATAGCACCTTCATTGCTCAAAGACATCTTTGTGTTGTTAACATCTGCAATCTTAAGGATGCTCAAGATTGGCAACACTGGCCAAGTCCAACCGCGGTCTAGTTTACCTGCAACGTTCTGTGCAAATACAAACTCACCGCCGTGTGTGCTAGCATCACCGAAGATAAACTTCAAGTTGCCACTATCTGTCTTTGCCAAGAATGTCGGATGTTCATTGTTAGCACCTGCTTGGAAGTTGAAACGTTGAACAGCAGCAACGCTAGGTTCAATCTCTACATCCCACTTAACACCGCGGAACTTAACAGTCTTCATCTTTTCGTTGATGATTTCTGTATTCATAAAGCGGTAATCGTTCTTAAAGTCACCGTCTTTGTTTTCAAAGTGAATACCAACTGGCAATGTTTCGCCATTGCGTTCAGCAGTAGTAATAGAAATCTTTGCATCTTCCTTGTACTCGCTACCATCAAGCAAGTATTTCAACTTGTTCAATTGCGGCATACCAAACACACCTTGCATGTCTGGGTATGGAGCGGCAGTTTCTGCTTCCATAATAACAGAACGATCGTCTGCCATTGAGTTGATAGTTGTGCCTTTGCTTGTGCCTGTGACTTTAACAGTTGTTAAAAATCCTAGGTTCTGTGTATGGCTTACAATATCTTGTAAAATATTCTTCATTTAGAGTTTCTCCATGTATATTAATATTATATTTAGGTTTCGTGTAAAAAGCAACCGCAATTTACTCAAAGTCAAATAGTTTGTTGAATGTATTATCACTACGGGTAGAACTAATGTCCCATTCCAATACACCGATTAAGTTCCCCAACTTTTCGTCAATGACTGTAGTTTCCATTAAGCCATCATCAAAAGGTAAATCTTTAAACCATTGTGGTAATCGAAGTTCGTCAACTGGATACGCAACGCTTGTATAGGCCATTGGGTTATCTTTTAGTTTACAAACGATAACTTTAGCACCGTCAACGATACTCATTGAGTACTTGTCATCCATCATACGCTTCAAAGTATTCCAGTTAAGGCTTGCTCGAACGTGTCCGGGCATGTTAGCTTTACCAGCCTTCTTCTCTTTGTCTCGATATTCTGAGATCTTGTTAGCACGTTTAGGGCTACCTTTCTCCCAACCTGGTCGAGTCTTAAACTCTGTGCGGAAGTTAGTGATGTATTCTAGTACATCCTCTTTCTCTGCACCGTTTAGTACCTGCGTCAATACTTCGCTTAAGAAGTCTTGGATAACAACTGGGGTATCTGATCGCTTAAGGTCGAGTCCCATTGCTTTAATCTTGCCTGGTTTACCATCAGTATCGGCACGTTTACCTTCTTTGTCGTAGTACAAGACAGCGTATCGCTTCTTGGTAATGAACAATCCTTTGGAAGCAACAATCTCGCGACCTGCCTTGATAACTTCACCTCTTGACTTTGGACAGTGGAAGGCGTCCTGCATAAACTTGGGGAATGTTCCATTTACTTCTTCTCCTATGGTATCGTAAAGTTCTACTACTGCTTCTTTGCTCCACGGAATAAGACCCTTATCGATGTCTTTCTTCAATGTATTGTATGCTGAGAAATAACAAGAGTCTGTATCACCATAGATAATTGCTTTACCTACGTGATCATTTGTTCCTGTGATAATCTCGTTAACCTTACCTGCCATATGCTTGGCAACCGCACGACCTGTTAGTGTAGTGGATTGTCCAATACGGTTGTCGAAGAATCTACAACCAGCGTTAAGAATAGCACCGTACAAGCTGTTCAAGTTAATTTTCTTAACTAGCTGACGCTTGTCCCAGTACTCTTCTTCAATCTTGTTTCCTGCCTTAATACATTCCTTTAGTTTGGCCTGCATATCCTTACGTTCTGCATACCAACGCTTTAACAAGCCAGGAATGATACCTTCTTTCTCGTAAGTAAAGATAGTACCGTTAGCTGAAATCATCCATGGTTGATTGCTTTCGAAGATCAAATCGTATGCTTGTGCTGCCGAAAGTGTATCACTACCGCCAGTTTCCCAGTCAATGATAACTTCACGTCCGACTTCACGGTTCATAACGCTTTCGTATTCGTTGCTGCCGAACTTACCTTCCCATGCAGCCGCAAAGCTCATGCCCTTGGCCATTTTTGCTTCAATCTCTGCTTTGGTACTATCTTGACGCAACTGTCCAACAATAGTTTCTGGACCCATGTTTAACGCACGAATCGCAGATGGATACAGTGAGTTAATGTCCAGCGAACCAATCCACTCGTGAATACCTTTCTTAGGATAAGCAACATACGCACCAGCGGCCTGTGTATCAATTTCTGCGTCACGACTAAGACGATTAGGAACAATCATACCACGCTTGTGTGCTTCGTTGATAATAGCCTGCTCAGTCACAGCCACAGCACCCATTGTAGTCTGTAGCAATACAGTACATTCGTGTGCTAGTGTGTTAGCAAGATCCATGAACTTCAACTTCTTGTCCAGCTTTTCCAACAGCATACAGTCTTGTCTGTTGTATTCGATAAACTTACGGAAGTCGTTGTTGTATAGTTGATCCAAGGTGCCTTCGTAGACAGTCTTGTTCTCGCCTATCTCCATCTCTCCAATTGCATCCAGTCGGTATGTGTGACGTTCTTCATAGGTGTACTTGCGGTACAGCTCGAGACTGTCCAGATGAACACGACCAATAAGATCATAAGTAATAGCCGCTTTTCCATATTTCTCGTACTCACGTTTCTTAGGGAATTGATTCCATAGACAGAATCTGCGTGTGTCTTCTTTGCTTAAAACTTTTGTGACACGGTTAACAGTATACGGAATATCGAAACCTTCACTATTCCAACCACTTAAAATATCTGCGTCTTGAATTAGATCCAAGAACATGTCTAACATATCTGCTTCGTTATCGAACAAGTATGTATTGGGAAATTCCTCAACGTGACGTTTAGCTTCTTCCATAGACAATGTCTTAGGAGGAATAGCCAAACAGATCATAGTTTCCATCCATTGTAGGTAGACAGCAATCGCAGTAATTGGCATGAACGCATCTTCTGGAGAAGCATAGCCACGTTCTGGATCAAAGTCTACCTCAATGTCGAACCATGCTACGTTTAGCTTAGGTGCGTCCTGATTAAGATAGTTGTCTTCTAAACAACGATAGATTGGGTTAATATCGCTTTCGTATAGTTTCTTGCCACTATAGATTGCGAGTTCTTTGCGGTGCTCTTTAACGTTTCTACTAGAAACTCTAGTTAAAGGATCGCCTTTGATTGAAAGGAACTTGCCTTTCGGGTCTTGATAATAAAATATATGACGTGCTGGATATTCTTTAAAATGTCGTTGACCTTTTTCATCTCGTTCAACAACATTGATCATATCCTGCTCTCTGTCATAGAAAGCGTCTACATAACTCAAATTTTTCTCCTATGTAATTTACGGCTTACAAATACCAATGTGCAGATTGTGGCCTGCCGACCTTGTTCATAAATTACTTATCATTCGCACATAGGCAATTAAGTCTATGCTGGCTATTAGCGCATAATTAGCAATCATGCCAGTTGATCCGCGAGTCCACGCTGCCCATGCAAATATGCTGCACTGGAACATGAACAATGGATATAGATATATAAATGGTGGGTTTGGTAAAGTATAACCCATCCAAACAGTACAAGTAATACTCATTGCCCACGCTAACAACTCCAATAGGAATCTTACAGGATGACTGGAGTAGTCTTCCTTGATCCAATCGATAGTTGGTTTAAATAAGCTGGTCATTCAGGCAAACGTTTTGTGACACCAAGAATCATTTCGATTTCGTCCCACTCTTCTTCATGCGACTTCCAGTTATCTTTGTGAGCAATGCGAATTGCTTTATTGATAATGGATGGTTTAATTTGAAGTTCTTCTGCAACTGCTTTAACAGTTTCTTTCAAGCCTTCTTGCAAATCTTCAACTTCACGTAGCACATTGCCACCTTCGTTGATCAATCGTTCAAGTTTAGCTTTTTCTTCCGGACCGTACATTCTAGACATAATTATCTCTCCTATAAGACTATTATACAGCCGTAAAAAAAGCCAGTCAACCTAAGTTGCTGGCTTTGTTGGTAATTGGTTAAATTACTCTTGGTCTTCGCTTAGTACATCATATAGTTGGAATGTTCCACCCATACGCTCGTATGTCAATCCTGCGAACGCATCTTGTTGCATACCTTCGTTGAACTTAGTAGAAGCAACACGTTGAGCCCAAGCAAACAATTCCTTGTCAACTGGATCAATTTGTTGTTGACCGCCACTTTCACGTACCAATTGGATACACTGTTTGAAAGTCAACTTTTGGTCAACGCTTTCAGCAACAACTTTCTTAGAACTTGCAACTGATTCGTCTTTCTTAGACTTTGCTTTTGTTTCTTTGTCAGCTTCTTTACCTGTGTACTTCTCGCCTTTAACAGCAGTACCAGTATGCTTCTTACCGCTCATGTCTGTCCATGGCTTGTCGGTCTTAGTAGCTTCTTTAACTTCCTTCTTAGCGAATGGATTTACACCTTTCTTTGGACCGTCTTTCTTGTCAGCAACTGCTTTCTTCATTGGCTCTTTCTTGTCGCCGTCTTTGTCCATATCTAAGAAGTCTGGCTTTGCGCCTTCTTTAACTGCTTCTTTCTTCTTCTTAGCCTGCATCTTTTCTTTGGCTAAACGAGCAACACGTTGTCCGTCAGTTTCGTGACGCTTAGAAGAATAAGTACCTTCTGCTTCTTTCTCTTTCTTAGCTTCGACCATTGCTACAAACTTAGCACGAGCAGAACCTTCAGCAGTTTCTTTGACCTTCTTCTTTGCTTTTGGAGCATCGTCTTCTGTATCTTTAGGAGCTTTGTCGCCACCGTAGTTCTTACCAGCTGTGTGCTTGATACCAGTCTTGGTCTTTTCGATAGTGCCGCCTGTTGAAGAAGCTTTCTTATCGCCAACCTTCATACCTTCGTCGACTTCTTCTTCAGCTTTCTTTTTAGCTTCAGCAACGTATGTAGTACGTCCGCTTAGAACACGCAATTGAGCGTCTTCGTTAAGCTGCACAGCTGGTGCAATTTGTGGTGCAGCTGGCATTGCTTTTGGAGCATCCATACTGTCTAGTTTGTTTAATAGTTTTTTGAAGTCCATTTTTAAATTCCTTGGTTCTTAAAGGTCGTAATGTATTTATCTTTTGACAGCAGCACCAGTACCGAATATACTTGTGTTCATGTCTAATGCGTTGTCGGTCGGCTTTTGCTTTTTAGGACTAGGCTGTGCCGGGGCTTTTTTACCGGAATGTCCAGGAGTTCCTGTATAGGATTTCTTACCCCTAGCCGCTCCTGGACTAATATGCGGATTTGCAACAGAGGCAATATTTCCGGAACTTGTAGCTCCTGCGGTTGCATCTTCGAAAATTTCTCTTAATCTCATACTATTATTTATCTGGAAGCCATAGATAGCTTATAGTCTTTAAATGCAGATTGTCTATTATCTAACCCCTTTAAACCGGGGTTAATAGGCTTTGTGACTGCTTCTACATCATTGAAGTTTTTAACTTTAGGTGCTACTTGATTCTTCCAGAACCATACTGCAACTTTAGCAGCAACTTCGGGTTTTTCAACTAGTTCGGGCTTTTGTTCTAACGGCAAGCCTAGTGCAATGCCCGCACGTTTATAATTGTCTCGACCTGTTAATTGAATATAGCCACGACCTTTATATCTAGCACCATCGCCTGCTTTGGTATTGCCCAAAGTCTTAGCTTTACGTGGAGCAAAACGTGGGTCGTATTTCTTAAAATCTAACTTGCCACCGATCTCTTTTACGTGCTTAAAGTCACCAGTTTCATGGGCACACTGCGATAAGAACGCAGCAAGTTCAGTTCCCTTAATACCGGCTGCTACAGCAACACGCTTTAATACAGCTTCATGCGGACTTCCGCTAACTGTAGATGATACTTCTTGTTTACTTGCCTGGGGAGCAACTGGTTTTATTTCAGGCTTCTTAACTGCCTGCTTGACCTGCTGAGTGTGAGCAGCAATGGGTTTCGCAGCCATCTTATCATGGGCCTTTGCATCCGCATCTCCGGCAGCACCCAATGCAGCAGCACCCATGGCAGCACCAGCTACCCAGTCTTTCCAACCTTCTTCAATTTCTTCATTCTTAGCACGACCTGCTTTCATATTAGCAAGCCAATGTGCCATACGAGCTTTTTCGCCTGTGCTATGTTTAGCAGTCTTTCGCAGATCACTAACGCTGGCTTTAGTATTGACGCCAGAGCGTTTAGCTAAACCTTTACGGCCCGGCTTCTTACCATCTGCAAAATTCTCAGTGATAAACTCGTACGCTCTCATATTAGCAATTCCACTTTCTTAATGCTAGAGCTTTACGTGTAGGCTTACCATTAGGTTTCTTCATAGGACCTTTAACACCGCCCATTCTTGCACAGAATGATTTACGGCGCTTGGCAGCTTTAGATCCTTTCTTTAACTTACTAGGCTTTGTAGTCACTGCCATTTGTAGTTTGCTACCTGGATTCTCACGACGATAGCTAGCAACACCTTTAGCGTTCAATCCGCCTTTCTTGCTTTTACCCTTGCTTGTTCTCCAAGCAGCAGATTCGTCTAGTAGTTCGTGATCATCAACTGATTCGAGATCTTCCCAGATAACTTCAGCATCAACACCGTGTGCTTCTGCTAGGCTTTCAACCATCTCTTCAATAGCATCAAACATCTGTTCGGCTGTACTGTGTTCGCTTTCTTTCTCAGACAGCATATAATCCCACACAGTGACTAACATGCTGTTAGCTACAGCAATCTTTTCTTGACACCACTCTGGAAGATTGTCGCCCGGCTGAATCAGATCATCAATGCCTGCTACGGATCTTTTTAGTGTTTCAAGATTGTTATCAGACATTCCGG